GCTATATGTAACTCAAGCGACTGTTTATTTTAATTGGAAAGGTATGACTACCCAGAATGTAATGCTGTTAAAGGCATTCTTTAGGATTTGTGCTGAGCGACTTTCCATTAAAGTGACACACACATTTAGCACTATATGGACAGTAATTTATGGTGGTATGCCGTCTGGGGCTTATGAAACTTCTCATGGTGACTCGTGGATTGTTGCATTTTTGTACTTTCTATATGTTCGCCAAGTTATGGAACGACATCCTGAACGTGTTTCTCAGATTAGGGAGTTATTTCGATTGTATCGTTGTGGAATTATTGTATATGGAGATGATCATGTTCTCTATACGCATAAGGACGTACATGATATAATCAATGAAACTGGATTTGCAAAATTTGTAACAGAGTTTTGGGGGATGAAGATAAGGGATATTCATCGTGCTAATTTTCTCACCGTGCCTAATAAGTATGATGGGGGAATAGTGGAGTCTGGAATTGTATTTCTTAAACGTTATTTTGTTCGTCGAGAGGATGTGTTTTCTCCGGAAGAAATTCGTTTACATTCAATGTCTCCAGTCTTACCGTATAGGCCGTTGGGGTCTTTAATTATGAAATTGGCATATGGTAAGGCAGATGAAAAATCAGTGATTGAGTATATAGTATCAGCTATTGGTATGGCTTATGATACTCAAGGCACTAATAGAGTGGCATATGAGTTCTGTAGACACGTGTATCGAACGTTGTCTGCAGGTGTTCATGGACATATTCATGATAAATTGAAAGAGTTTATGGATAAGATTGCTCGGGAAGGAAAAGATCAGTATATTACTAGGTTGATGCGGACTGCTGCTATCAGTCCTAATGACATAATAAGAGGTTTTCCCCGATGGTCTGAACTCATAGCGCGTCATAAGTATTCTAGAGGTATATCTCATTTTAATGGATATGCCCCTGAAATTGAGCCGCTCTATTTTTAAATAAAGAAATTCTTTCCCACCGGTGAGTGGGTTTTCTTGAAAGTAGGGTCCTGGAA